GTTATGCTTTCCGGTTTCGGGTCTGCGCCCGTTAAACAGGAAGGTTCCGCGATCACCTTTGACGATGCTCAAGAAGCGTATACCGCTCGGTACACGCACGAGACCATCGCCTTAGCCTTCTCGATCACGGAAGAGGCCATTGAGGATAACCTCTATGACCGCTTGGCTTCTCGCTATACGAAAGCCTTGGCGCGGAGTATGGCCAACACCAAACAGGTAAAGGGTGCGGCTACGTTGAACAACGCGTTTGACAACACTTTTACTGGCGGTGATGGTAAAGAGCTTTGCGCGACGGATCACCCTTTGGTGAACAACGGTTCGCTTCGTAATGAGCCCAGCACTGACGCTGACTTGAACGAAACCAGCCTTGAGAATGCTCTTATTGACATTGCGGCTTTTGTCGATGAGCGCGGCCTTAAAGTTTCGGTTCGTGGGCAGAAGTTGATTATTCCACCAGCCCTTCAGTTTGTTGCTGATCGTCTTTTGGAATCCACGCTTCGTCCAGGCTCGGCGGATAACGATATTAACGCTACGCGGAACATGGGTATGCTCCCGCAGGGTTATACCGTTAACCACTATCTGACAGACACGGATGCGTTCTTCATTAAGACGGATGCACCTCGCGGTTTCGTTCACTTTGAACGTATGCCGATGTCCACAAAGATGGAAGGCGACTTTGATACAGGCAATGTACGGTTCAAAGCCCGTGAGCGTTACAGCTACGGTTACTCTGATCCCCGTTGCGTGTACGGATCTAAAGGCGCGTAAGAAAAAGGGGGAGGGGAAACTCTCCCCCACTTTCTGGGAATTATACAGCCCTAGCGACTGTCCCAGCAGACGCTTACGAAGACTCTAGGGCATATCTCTCGTAAGGAGAAATCAGATGGCTAACACGACTTTTAATGGCCCCGTCCGTTCAGAAAACGGCTTCGAGCAGATTTCTGTTGCTTCGGTAACGGGCGCGGTTACTACCAATTTTGACATAGACGCCAGCGGCAACATAACCAGTAGTGGTTATGTTACTGCCAGACGCTCTGTTAACACAGATTTCAACGCGGCAGGGGCAAAAACAGAGACCTTGACGGCGGCCCAATCAGGAACCTTGTTTTTGATTAACGGTGCAGCAGCAAATATTGTTAACCTTCCAGCGTTGTCCACAGGCAATGTAGGTGTGACGTATGACTTTCAGCTTACGGTAGCTGTTGGTGGAGGTGTAACAACCACATTCGTACTGCCGGGTGCCGCAGTGTCTAATTTCCAAGGCATGTTGACCTTGGTGTCGGGTACGGCGGCTAACCCTGTTAGCGATGTTGCGGGCGATACATTGACCTTGCCAAACTCAACAGTAGCTAATGCACGCATCTCGATGACATGCGTTGTTGATGACGGAACCAACTCCACTTGGATGGCAACAGCCCTATCCACTCCTATTGCGACTATAGCTTAATGTATGGGACGGGGGTTTAATCACTCCCGTCCTATTATAAGGAGACTACAATGGCTGATGCTGTAACTGCCACCACGGTAGAGGATGGGCCTAAGAAGGCCATCATATATTGTACAAATACAAGCGACGGAACAGGTGAAGCTGCGGTTGTTAAGGTGGACGTTTCCGCGCTTGCGTCCCTACAGGACGGAACGGCTTGTACCGGTGTACGCATTCAAAAAGTTGCTTTTAGCACCGTTGGTATGAGTGTCAAACTTCTTTGGGATGCATCTGTTGATGTTATAGCCGTTGATCTACCGGCGGACTATTCAGACACTTTAGATTACTCGGACATAAGCGGACTCCCGAATGTGGCTGCCGCTGGCGGCAACACGGGGGATATTAATCTTACTACGCTTGGTCATAGTAGCGGTGACACGTATTCAGTGGTTTTGCACTGTTTGAAGCAGTACTAGACGATGACCACTTCTGGATCGGTCGATTTTAACCTCGACATGGCTGAGATTACGGAAGAGGCCTTTGAGAGGTGCGGTAGCGAGTTCAGGACGGGATACGATGCCCGGACGGCTCGACGCTCCTTGAATCTGCTTTTTGCGGAATGGGCAAATCGTGGTCTTAATTTGTGGACGGTTGAGCAAGTTACGCAAACACTTGTACAGTATTCCACATCGTCTTCGGTGGCTACATATCCTATTGGTACGATAACAGCTAAGGTGGGCTCTTCAACTGATCTTGTGGTGGGTAGAACTATAACCGGATCAGCCAGTGGCACCACGGCTGAAGTTTTATCCAAGCCCACCTCAACGACTATAACTATAACCGTTCCTTCCGGACCTTTTACCGCTGGAGAGGCTATAACAAGCAATGCCAGTGACGAGTCCGGAGTTTCCACTACGATCACTACAGACCCCAGCCTTTCTGATGCCCAAGCGGCTGTAGACGTTCTGGAAGCAGTTGTGCGTAGAAGCGGTTCCGACATAGGTATATCTAGGATTAGTCGTGGGGATTATCTGGACACGCCTGACAAGACAACGCAGGGTCGTCCATCACAGTTTTATGTGGACCGTTTAATAACACCGACAATAACGCTATGGCCTTCTCCGGAGAACTCCACAGACCAGCTTATCTATTACAGGGTTCGTCGCATTGAAGACGCTGATGCGGGTATTAACACCGCAGATATACCTTTTAGGTTTCTGCCGTGCCTTACGGCAGGGCTGTCATACTATCTTTCGATGAAGAAGGCCCCTCAACTGGTGCCTACATTGAAGGCTATATATGAGGAAGAGTTTCAAAGGGCCGCTAGTGAAGATTCCGAAAGAACGGCACTCCGATTGGTCCCCAGTTTCTCCTCTTTGAGTTTGTCCTAATGCCTAGATATGCTTCAGGAAAACACTCATTAGGTTTGTCAGACCGATCTGGCAGGGCTTATCCGCTGCGTGTAATGCTAAAAGAGTGGAATGGAAGTCTGGTTGGCCCAGATGAATATGAGTCTAAGCAGCCTCAGATAGAACCTAAACGAGTTATTGCGGACCCGCAGGCTTTGAGGAACGCACGTCCAGACAGAACAGAACCGGAGGTTGCAGCTTTATTAACCTTGAACCCTTTTCGATCTTCAACCAGTGGCTCGGCGGTTATAACGGTTACGGAACCGGGACATGGTTATTCGACGGGGGACACTGTTCGTTTTAGGACCGTTGAGGCTTTTGATGGATTCACCGAAGCCGTACTGGAGTACTCTAGTGGTTACTCCGTAACTGTTCCCACGGATAGCCAGGGTGACCCCGAAACAGATATCTATACGTTCTCGGCATCTAGTGGGACGGCAACGGTTGGTAGCATATCAGGTGGCGGTGGTACGGCCTCGGCTGGACCTGTAACTTTACCCGCATTACCTATCGTTGATTTAGGTAATGGGTTTGTGACGTAATAGGGATGAACAATGGCTTATACATTTACAACCCTTAAAACTGCGATACAGGATTACGTGCAAAGCACGGAAACGACTTTTGTTAACCAGCTTCCTCGTTTTATTCTGAACGCCGAAGAGCGCATTCTGAAGGAGTGCCAGCTAGATGTGTTTAGAAAGTCTTCCCAGGGGACGGCCTCTTCTGGTAATTCCTTTCTTTCTAAGCCTAGCGATTTCCTTTCACAGAACTCGCTGAGTGTAATAAACGGTTCCTCTAAAGAGTTTTTATTGTACAAACAGGTGACAGCTTTACAGGATTACACACCTAATCCTGCAACAATTGGAACTCCCTTGTATTATGCTGATTGGGATGAGGCCACGTTTTTACTGGCACCTACCCCTGACACAGCTTTCACAATAGAACTTCATTATTTCTACCGGCCTCAATCTATTACGGAGACGTCTAACGGAACGAGTTGGTTAGGGGATAATGCGGAACTGGCCTTGTTGTATGGAGCCCTTGTTGAGGCTTATACTTTCCTGAAAGGCGAGGCGGACCTTTTAGGTTTGTACAACCAGCGTTTTCAAGAATCGTTGCAGTGGCTGAAGAATTTAGGTGAGGGTCTCCAAACAAGAGATCAATACAGGTATGACAGAGTCCGAAGGGAGGCTCAGTAATGTCCGAAGATTTTTCAACGGCGATTGTGGGTCAAGCTTTAGTATTCACGTCAGACCATGGGGGGCACACCCCCGAACAGATGGCGGAGATGGCTTTGAACAAGATAATGATTGTTTCAAGCACCGCCCCACCCGCTATACGAGACCAAGCTATCGAGTATAGGGATAAGTTAAAAGAAGTGTTAGTGTTATACATGAACAAGATGGCCGATAACGAGAGAACCACGATATTGGCTTTGCTAAACCAACAGGGCCACGTTGACTTGGCCGAAATCATAAGGAGACTATAATGGCTATCGGAACTTCAGCAATTTGCGGAAGCTACAAAAAAGAGATTAACGCGGGAATCCATTTCTGGACAACGCATTCTCGTGGTAACGGGTCTTCCATCGCAGCGGATACTTTTAAGCTGGCTATGTTTACAAATAGCTCGGCAATAGATGCGGACACCACCGGTTACGCCACCACGGCGGAAGTTAGCGGCACCAACTACACGGCAGGCGGCGCTGCAATTTCGAGTGCAACAATTGGGCTTGCGGACAACAGCAGTTCCGTTCCTACAGCGTTTATTGACATGGCGGATGTGACGTTTTCTACTGCGACGATTACTGATGCTAGAGGGGCCCTGATTTATAACTCCACGCTGGCAGCAGCAGGAACTGCGGGTGATACGACACACGCGGCTAAACCGGCTGTCTGCGTTATTAACTTTGGAGGGGATAGTTCGTCAACAGCAGGTAATTTTACGATTACTATGCCCGCTAATAATGCCAACGCTGCGTTAATACGGATTGCCTAATGGCTCTAGTTACTGGCTGGAACAGAGGGACTTGGAATTCAGGAGCGTGGAATACCCCGCTTACTGTTGAAGTCACCGGTGTTTCAGCCACCACGGCTACTGGAAGTGTATTAGTTGGCACGGCTGTGCCTATTACCGGTGTTTCGGCCACCACGGCTACCGGCAGTGTAGCGGTAAGCTCGGTATCGAATATAACACTCACGGGGGTTTCGGCCACCACATCTCCCGGCAGTGTAACGGTAAGCTCGTTATCTAATATAACACTCACGGGGGTTTCGGCCACCACATCTCCCGGCAGTGTAACGGTAAGCTCGTTATCTAATATAACACTCACGGGGGTTTCGGCCACCACATCTCCCGGCAGTGTAGCGGTAAGCTCGGCATCGAACATAACGCCCACGGGTGTTTCGGCATCAACGGCTACCGGAAGTGTAGCGGTAAGCTCGGCATCGAACATAACGCCCACAGGTGTTTCGGCATCAACGGCTACCGGCAGTGTAGCGGTAAGCTCGGCATCGAACATAACACTCACGGGAGTTTCGGCGGCCACATCTACCGGCAGCGTAGCGGTAAGCTCGGCATCGAATATAACACTCACGGGAGTTTCGGCGGCCACATCTACCGGCAGTGTAGCGGTAAGCTCGGCATCGAATATAACACTCACGGGAGTTTCGGCGGCCACATCTACCGGCAGTGTAGCGGTAAGCTCGGCATCGAACATAACGCCCACGGGAGTTTCGGCGGCCACATCTACCGGCAGCGTAACGGTAAGCTCGGCATCGAACATAACACCCACGGGAGTTTCGGCCACCACATCTACCGGCAGCGTAACGGTAAGCTCGGCATCGAACATAACACTCACGGGAGTTTTGGCGGCCACATCTCCCGGCAGTGTAACGGTAGGCTCGGCATCGAACATAACACCTACGGGAGTTTTGGCCACCACGGCTACCGGCAGTATAACGGTAAGCTCGGCATCGAACATAACGCCCACGGGGGTTTCTGCCACCACATCTCCCGGCAGTGTAACGGTAGGCTCGGCATCGAACATAACACCTACGGGGGTTTCTGCCACCACATCTCCCGGCAGTGTAACGGTAGGCTCGGCATCGAATATAACACTCACGGGAGTTTTGGCCACCACGGCTACTGGGAGTGTCCAAGTTGACATAGGGCTTTCAGCCACGGGAGTTTCGGCGGCCACATCTCCCGGCAGTGTAACGGTAGGCTCGGCATCGAATATAACACTCACGGGGGTTTCGGCGGCCACATCTCCCGGCAGTGTAACGGTAGGCTCGGCATCGAACATAACGCTAACGGGTGTCTTGGCTTCCACGGCTACCGGCAGTATAACGGTAAGCTCGGCATCAAACATAACGCCCACGGGTGTTTCGGCATCAACAGCTACTGGCAGTGTAGCGATTGGCATAGTAGTTGATGTAAATGTTACGGGGGTTTCTGCCACCACGGCTACTGGCAGCGTAGCGGTTAGTGTAGTAGCTGATGTAAATGCTACGGGCGTTCAGGCTGCTACGCAAATCGGTCAAGTCCTGATCTGGAACGAGATTGTTCCGGGTCAGACGGCGGGTTGGAACCCAATAACGCAGACACAAGACCCTATCTGGAACCCAATAACGCAGACACAAGACCCTGTTTGGACGAAAATAGCGGCATAGGAACGATACAATGGCATCGACATATACAACAGGTTTTGGCATAGAGAAGATCGGTTCTGGTGAACAGTCCGGTGCTTGGGGCACTACGACGAACCACAACCTCGATATTCTGGATCGTATAGCCTCGTATAAAGCAGTGGCTCTTTCTGGGACCACTCACACTCTCACAGTTCGAGAAGCCTCTCCGGGTTCCGGCACGGAGAACCTTCAGGACGGTATGTACCGAGTAATTAAGTTTACAGGTGCGTTGGGCGGTAACAATACGGTTACGATAGCCCCGAATACTGCCCCAGCTTATTTCATCTTTGAGAACGCCACTACCGATTCCGGTTCTAGTGGTCCTTACTCAGTTATCTTAACTCAGGGTTCTGGGGCAAATATAACAATCCAGAATGGCAAAAATGCCATCGTTTATTGTGACGGCGCGGGTTCTGGGGCAGCGGTAGTAAATGCTCTGTCAGATCTCCAGATTGCAACTCTGGAGGTAACCGGGGTAGCGGCTATAGATGGTGCCTTAACGGCGGCAGCTATAACTGCGACGACTGTAACCACAAGTGGAATTGTGTCTGTCGACGACACTACGACCAGTACGTCGGGCACGACAGGAAGTATCCACACGGATGGCGGGCTGGGTGTGGCAGGTACGGCGTTTGTGGCTGGTGCGGCAACTGTAGGCGGCGCTTCGCAGTTCAACTCTACTGTAACCGTAGGCGTTAACGATACCGGCTATGACGTACAGTTTTTTGGTGCGACTAGCGGGGCACACATGCTCTGGGATGAAAGCGCCGATGACCTCAAGCTAGTCGGCGCAGCGGGATTAACCGTTGCTGGCAATATAGATGTCGACGGCACAACAAACCTCGACGCCGTTGATATCGATGGAGCCGTTCAGCTGGACGGCACACTAACCGTAGGCGTCAACGACACTGGCTACGACGTAAAGTTCTTCGGAGCGGCCTCCGGTTCCTACATGCTGTGGGACGAATCCACCGATGATTTGATATTAGGTGGCGCTGCCCAATTGGGTATTGGCACGACGGCTCCTTATAGCCAACTAGATGTTTATTCAACAATAGCTAGTCCAACTTCAGGGGAAGCATCTGGGGTAGGGACAATTCGTATTACTAATGGTGCAACAGCATTAACTTCCGCTGGAGGATTAGAATTTAAAAATGCTGGTGATTCAAATGGATATGGTGCAAAGATACAAGCGTTGAATAGTAGCGGGGCTCAATTAGTCTTTGCTAATAGAGGTGCTTCCGCAACTTGGACCGAACGTATGCGTCTCGATGCCAGCGGAAACGTCGGTATTGGCACGACGGCTCCGACACAAAAAATCCAAGGGGTAATTGGTACGACTGGTGGATTACCGGCAACATCAGGAACTACACAATCTCATGGTATATTGAGATTAAATACTAGCAATGTGGGTACTTGTTTAGATTTTGGAGTTGATGGTGCAACAACGGCTGCATCTTGGATTCAAGCCGCTGCTCAAAATAATCTAGCTACGAACTGGGCATTAGCCCTTAATCCAAATGGTGGCAACGTCGGTATTAACATAGCGGCTCCAACCGGAAACCTTCAGGTTATTGGCGCAGCGGGTTCTGAATTAATCATTGGATATGCCGGAGCAGCAACTAATTATATGGATGCGGCTACCCAAATATTTAGAAATGCTTCCAAAGCAGAAACGATGCGCATCGACTCCGGCGGCTTTACTTATACTAACTGCACAAGTTCAGTTGCTTCTGTATCGTCATACTCAAATATAGCATTTAATGGTGCAGCTTATTTTGGTATATCAATTAAAACAACCTATGGAGGTGCTGGTTCTACGTTTGCCGCATTTATAAACTCTGCTGGAACAAGACAAGGTTCTATTTATGCCAACGCAACTAGTTCTGTTCAATTCCTGACATCATCAGACTATCGTCTGAAAGAAAATATTGCCCCGATGACAGGGGCATTGGCTAAAGTTTCTGCCTTAAAACCTGTTACATATAACTGGAAATCTGATGGTTCTGCAAGTCAAGGATTTATTGCTCACGAATTGGCTGAAGTTTCACCAGAGTGTGTGGGCGGCGAAAAAGACGCAGTGGATGCTGAAGGCAAGCCGGAGTACCAAGGCGTGGATACATCATTCCTAGTGGCTACCCTCACAGCAGCCATCCAAGAACAACAGGCCACAATTGAAGCACTAACAGCTAGAATCACAGCACTAGAAGGATAAGTAAAATGGCTGCAACATGGTCAATCAATCAACTCGACTACACTGTATCTTTGGACGGTAAGACTAACGTCGTCACCAATATCCATTGGGACTGTAATGACGCAGACGCTGATGGGAATGCTGGCCGGACGTATGGCTCTACAGGTATCCCGACAGATGACCTTTCGGATTTCACCGCATACGACGATATCACTGAGGCCAATGCAATTGCGTGGCTGAAGGCCGCTCTTGGGGATGATGGAGTTAGTGATCAGGAAGATTCCGTAGCCGCCCAGATTGCAGTTCTCCAGACGCCGATCAGTGGTTCTGGGTCTCCTTGGGCAGCAATTTAAAGGATAACTAAAATGACCGATGAAAAGAATGTCGTATCCATAAACGGCGAAGAGTACAGCCGCGACGATATGAGCGACCAGCAGAACTATATCGTCGAGCAATGCCGGGATTTACAAGCCAAGCGGCAACAGGCTCAGTTCCAGGTTGACCAATTGACGGGTGCGCTAGACTTTTTCACCAAAGCCTTAATAGAGAGTGTGTCTGATGCCAGCAAAGAAGAAACAGATGCCGCTGTCGGCTAAAGATGTTAGCGCCCGAATAGACACGCACGAGGCGGTTTGTTCGGAGCGTTGGAAGGAAACCATCGAGCGCATTAAGCGTCTTGAGATGATCCTGATTGGTTCGGCTGGTGCTGGATTACTTCTGATGGCTGGGATGGTGTGGAAGCTTTAGATGCCTTTGACAAAAGTACAATTTAAGCCTGGAATTAATCGTGAGAGTACGTCTTTTGCTGACGCCCAAGGTTGGTTTGACTCTAACCTAATCAGGTTCCGGAAAGGCCGCCCCGAAAAGATTGGCGGTTGGGAGAGGATCAGCGGGTCGTCTGTTCTAGGCATTGTTAGGTCTCTTAAATGCTGGATCACCCTGAACGCCCTCAAGCTGATGGGGACCGGGACCACTTCCAAGTTCTACATCGAGAATGGCGGGTCCTTTAATGATATTACGCCTATACGCAGCACGGATACTTTAGGCACAAACCCTTTCCTTACAGGAAGTGCAGGTTCCGGAATTATAACGGTAACTGCGGCGAGCCATGATGCGGCGGTCGGAGACTTTGTAACCTTTAGCGGAGCTACCGCTACGGATGGTCTTACAACTGCCGACTTGGACAGAGAGCAAACCATTGCCTCTATCCTTTCTGCCAATAGCTACACCGTTGACACGGGGGGTACTGCTTCGTCCGGAGCGACGGCTGGAGGTGGTACGGCTGTAGTAGCCAACTACCAGATTCATGTTGGGGCGGAGGCTGTGCTCTCACAAGCCGGATTTGGTGCGGGGCTCTTTGGCGGCCAGACCCTAACCTATTCCCAGACAACTTTGGACGGCGGCATCAATTCAAGCGTCACATCCATAGATCTCACGTCTGCGGCTCTTTTTGAAACAGCCTCGACCACGACTTCATCCGCCGTTGCCATTGTAGATCAGATTATACGTCTTGCAGACTCTTCAGGTTTCCCGGCCAGGGGCACCATACTTATAGGCAGTGAGTATATCCGGTACGGCACGAATGCCGGGAACATTCTTGGCGAGGTTACAAGAGCCGATGACGGCACCACGGCGGCTACCCATGCCAGCGGTGCCACAGTAACCTTTGTGGGTCTTATCCTGATTAATGACGAGCTTATAAAATACACAGGTAAATCCAGCAATGATCTGGATGCCGGTGTAGTCAGAGGCGTTCGAGGCACCACCGCAGCGGCACATGCTGATGACGATATAGTCAAGGAAGCCAATGGATTCTACGGTTTTGGTATTGCGGTCATTCCCTTTACCACCGGCGAGACCCGACTTTGGTCTCAGGACAACTTTGGCGAAGATCTGTTACTGAACGTTCGCGACGACAACATTTACTACTGGGACGCCACACTAGGTGTAAATAACAGGGCGACGGCCTTGAGTGCTCAATCTGGAGCCTCTGACGCCCCGACCATTGCCCGTCAAGTTCTGGTGTCCGACACCGACAGGCACGTTATCTGCTTAGGTGCCAACACTCTAGGGACCACGGCCCAGGACCTTTTGCTGGTTCGATGGTCTGACCAGGAGAACTCCGTCGATTGGACCCCCAGAGTAACCAACACGGCGGGCGACCAGAAGTTATCCTCCGGTTCCGAAATTATTACAGGCATTGAGACCCGACAGCAGATTTTGATATGGACGGACTCATCCTTGTACAGCATGAGGTTTGTTGGCCCGCCCTTTACGTTTTCCTTTAATCTTCTGGCGAACAACACGTCAGTTATCTCGCCCAATGCCGTAGCGGCTATTGGAGATCGTGTCTTCTGGATGGACACGGAGAACTTCTTTATGTTCGCGGGCCAGATACAGACGATCCCTTGCACGGTCCTTAGATATGTCTTTGACGATATAAACCTCGACCAATCGTTGAAGTTCTTCGCCGGTGCAAACCGTATGTTTGACGAGGTATTCTGGTTCTATTGCTCTGCCGACAGCGACGACATAGACAGCTATGCAAAGTATAACTACGCCGACAACACCTGGGACATTGGGTCCTTGGCACGAACCGCTTGGGTTGATTTTGGCTTACACAGCAAGCCTCGTGCGGCGGGAGTTGCGGATAGTCTCAACTATATATATTCCCACGAAACGGGGACCACGGACGATGGGAGTGCCATGGAGCCCTTCATTGAATCCTCGGTGTTTTCTATTGGTGACGGCGAGCAGTTTTTGTTTATAAGCCGCCTTATTCCTGACATAGACATAGCAAGTTCAGACGCCGCCACTGCTGTAAACTACGTGTTGAAGAGCCGGAACTTTCCGGGCGAGAGCCTTTCCACGAACTCCACGAGTGCTGTTACAAGCACCACGGATCAGGCTTTTGTACGGTCCAGATCCCGTTCGTCGGTTCTCCGGGTTGAGAGTAGCGCGATAGATATACAGTGGACCTTGGGCGATCTCCGGTTGGACATCCGCCCAGATGGCAGGCGCTAATGGCGCGGCTACTTGAAACGACACTTCCTCTGGTACAGCCTGAGTACGACGTTGAGACAATGATACGTCTGGTTAGCGACATAGAGAATGCCCTGACGAAAACCGAAATTCCTGCTGTTATTAGCGGGGAAGATGACACCAACGGCTTGAACTGGTTTATGGACTGATGGCTTCTGCCTACAAAAACATAGTTACGACGGTTGGATCGACAGGCGATGTGACGGTTTACACCTGTCCGGC